GTAGCTGATACCGTGCCACCTACTGTGATAGGACCAACGGCACCACCTTCTGTAGACAATGCACTTACACCTACTGGGTCGACAGCATTGTGTACATTTGTTCCGTCACAATAAATAAACTTTGAACCACCACGAGGGGCTATAATATTTGTTGTTGTTGCGGCTGTCTTTATTTTAACTGTATGTGAGCCACCAGATGTTTGGTTATCAACAACATATAACTTTTCAACACTAGGGATTACTATAGTTGAGTCAGATCCTAATGTTCCTTCAATTCTTAATACAGCATTACGAGACTGATCGGCTGCACCGTTACTGGCTGTTAATGATGTTGTGGCTCCTGTTGTACTGACAACGACTACACCACCAACGGCTTCGTCAACCATATCAATAACTTGTTGGTTAAGACGATCACCCCAAGAGTTTGCATTTTCGCCATCAGCTTGTTTCTCTAATCTTAATCTTGTTGTATAACTACTAGGCATAATTAATTACTTCCTTTTACTAATGTATTATCGCCTCCAGCTGGTGAGGCATTATTTCTCATATCATCCTGTCTTGTCCTTCTGGCTTCATTTAATAAGTCAGTAAAGGCTCGTTGATACTCTTGTTCCCAAATCTGAGCCGCAGAGTAATTTTTCATAAACATACAAGCTTCCTTCATACTAGCATAAAACAATGCATTAGAACAATATTCAGTAAAGAAATTCTCTTGATGCACTGAGGTTGCTGCTGTCGGTTGGACAATATAAGACATTTCACAATCATAAGCCGATACAGGTGTAGGAGCTATAAGTAAATTATTAAAACCAAAGTTTGCATAATATCTTGGCACTCCTATACTTGTTCGTTGCGGCCAATAATCATTTAAATATTCATCGGTCTTTTGTAATAAATTAATACGTGTGCCGTCAGACTTTATAATATTTAAATTTTTAATAATTAAGGTGTTTAATGGTTTAGTAATAAATGGGTCACCAATAACCATATTTGATGTTGCATATTGTACAACACCGTATGAATCTATTTCTCTCGTTAGTCTTGCTTCAGCCCTCTCAATAAAAGCTGGGATGTCACCAACAAACTCTGTGCTAGTATCTTCACTTGTTGTTTTAATTCTATCTACTAATTGGTTGAATGTTATACTCATATCTTCTTAGCCTTCCATATTTCAGAACCACCACCAAAAACTTTCGGTGTCCATATTCCTCTTACGTGTGTTCTAAATCTAGCACTAACTCCTGTTAATACCAAGTTACCATCACCGTTTATGTTTGGCGATATAACTCTTGTTCTAATTACTGGTTGGAAGTTTGCTTTACCTCCCATACCTGCGTGTATGCTACATTGATAGTATAATGTAGTTGGACCATCGTTCGCAACAAATATTGATGTGTAAGCTCCAGCATTACCCGGAGTCCCTACTGTATAAACATTAGTTGAAAAAAGTGTACTTCTACCTTCATCTAAATAAAATCTTAACGGATGACCATCATTAGAACTATCGGATTGATCAAAGGTATACAATCCACGACCTTTAACTAAATTTAAACCGTACTGTTGTCTACCGTCTATAAAATATTTGTTAGCTCCTCCTACATTTACAACCGTTACTTTAAATGTCTTACCACCATTGTATATTACTGGGTTAGCTCCAGCTCCAACATTTTCATTACCTGTTGAGAATGTTGCCGATGCTTGTGATGGAATAACATTTGTTCCAAAAAAGGCTACAGCATCTCTTAATGTAAAACTTGGTGATAGTCCTGTTAAAGAAACTTTTGGACTACCTGTGACTGATGCACTTCTTAATGTAGTTACTAATGCTACCCCTGTAACATTATGTGTTTTAATAACTTCGACTATTGCTGATCGTAAACTAAATCCTATATTTGCTCTGGTGACAGATACATTAGCATTAGCTGCTGTGGTTACATTACGAAGAGATAAACTTATTCCTGCGTTAGTTACAAAAGCCGTGCCCGGAATCGTTACTGCTACGGAACGAACAGTAGTGGATAGTGAAACTCCTGTTACCGTAACCGATCGATCTACAACACTACGGTTCCATGCACCTGAGTTCCAAGTATTTCTACCGTATCCACTGGTAATCACAGTCATTATTGATTACCTATGGACTACGATAGTGTGATAATAGCAGTGGCAGCAGCAGCAGCTGGGAATGAAATCGTAAATGTACCGTTAGTTGATACTTTATCAGACCCAAAGTCTAATACAGCAATAGCTTTATTACTATTAGATGAATTATATATTAGTGCTCCTCTAGCTGAGAATGTTGTACTTGTAAAAGATATATCAGCAAAATCAATAATTGCTGTTCCACCAGAAGCAGATGTTGCACCTAATGAAATAGTTACACCAGTTAGTGTACCACCTCCAGGAGCATATCCACCACTTGATACAACTTCATTAGACGTTGAGTACGCAGCCGTACCCGCAGATAATGAAGCTACACTTGTGAATAAAGCTATCTTTAAGGTATCAGTTTTAACCTGATGCCCTTCTTGTAAAACTTCCGACTTAAAGGAATTACATACAGCTTGTGTTATGGCCATTTTTAGTTACCTCTCTTTGTAAATGTTGAATCATCAGGACTCCACCCAGCATCACCAGTTGTAGCTAGTACAGTATCTGGACGTGCATCCCTCAAGTTTTCATTGTCATCAATTCTTGGAGTTTTGTTTTGTGGATGATCAATAATATTATATCGCCCATCCGTTTCCGAAGCTCCAACAACTAATCCCGTAGGCTCTTTGACTCTATCAGAATATTTAAATCGAAATCCTGATCGATCGCAGATAAAGTATGCATACTTACCTCTTGCCATTATAACCTAAACGATGGCTTAATCAAAAGACTCGCCCTTTCTTTATCAGCATACATTGCTGAGGTTAGTTCTTCTTCATACATCTGTTTTAACATACTGGCTCGTTCTGACGTAATGCCTGGTCTTTTAATAGACATCTTATAGGCAAGACCAGTTGATAAGCACGGTAAGAATCTGAATGGTATGTCTGCATCTTGATTAGATTTAGTTATATCCTCTACTTTATTAAAGCTAAAGTATGATAATAATGGTGTGCCACCTGTAGTCGTAGCATCTGGAGTAGGCCACAAATATAATTCTGCTGCATCTCTTAATCTATTAATAGCATACTGTGTTGGTCTACCTGTTTGTGTTTTGTTTGTAATTCTTTGATAAGCTTCCATTGTGATTCGAGATAAAGCTAAATCAGTATCTGTTGAGCCACTGACTGTTCTGTGAACAAGTTCAGTTATATCTATAAGTGAAGTGGGTAATGTATATTTAGCTGTGCCACTTGTAATATCTAATGTAGCAATGTTTTGTTTCCATAGTAATATACCACGGTTCATCCAATCGATAAGGAGAAGGTTAAGTGTACGTCGTGCTTCTAGTGGTTCAAACCCTAGAGTCTGTTCGCCACCTAACATAGACATAGCTTCTTCAATTACGTCAGCTATATCTAGATTGAATGTTGTTGTGCCTGAAGTTGCCATGTTTATCTATCGTCGAAGTCAGTTCCGTATGATGGGTTTACCGTGCCACCAGTAAAGAATTTGTTTTTCTTTGGTTTGTTTGGTTTTGTTTGATCGTATAATTCTTTAAGAATTTGTCTTCCTTCAGTATCTTTTTTATATACTTTATCCATAGCCTTTCTCACATCTGGTGGTAATGGATTAGGTTCAGGTTTAGGTTTTGTTTTCTTTGTTCGTACATAAGTAGGTATCGGAGACTTTTTGTTTTTAAAGTCACCTCTATCTTTTTTCTTCTTATACTCCTCTTCTGTGAGTGTTATTGAATCTAATTTTTTATCCATATTATCTGTCATTTCTTTTTCTTTCCCCATTCATATAGGTTATCAAATGTTGTTTCCCAGTCCATATAACTATCGTGTTGTTCTGCGGAGTGTTCCCACTGTGACGGTACAAAGTCTGGTGGTCCTTCTCCAACAACCCATAGTGCAGGATTGGTTACACGTACACGATTGTTTGGTAATGCTACTATACAACCTTTATAGGGACCAGATGTTAATTCCAACACATGCGATTGTTTATGTTGTGCTGGATCATCCGATATATAACTGTCGGTATAGTCAACCGTAAACATATACTTACCATTATAAAGCTCTCCGTCTATCTTACACAACCACGGACTTGAACTAATTCGATCCATTCTGATGATGGCATGATTACGACTGGAGCAGTCCCAAGGTTGAGCTAAATGAGTCTGTATGTTTGGTGGCCATTCATCAAACGGTGTGTCCCCCACTAAAGACGTTATTGGTATACGTGCCCACATAGCTCCACCGTGGGGATTAGGGTGGTCTTCGCCACATCCTGTAAACACAACTTGAAAACTCAAACAACGGTCTGGGATAGTGCACACTGCAAAAGCCAAAGCATGTAAAAACTCACCTTGGTATTTCTCGTGGTTATGTGTGAACTCTTTCCTCACCCAACACTTAAAGTGTGGGATGTTAGAAATTGTATAGGCCACTATTTAACCTTGCCGCCTCGTCTCATGTACTTGGAAGTCTTACCACCTTTAGCCATATACTTAGATGTTTTACCTCCACCCTTCATTCTATATTTAGATGTTTTACCGCCGCCCATAAGTTTGGCTTTACCACCTTTTTTCATTTTACCTTTACCGTCAGCTGCAAAAGCTGGAACCATTTTTCCATTCTGTTTAACCATAGGCATTTTACCACCACCAGCAGCTTTGTATTTAGTGCCTTTGGTTCTACCGCCAGCCATCATTTTTTTCTTTGTTGGTTTCTTTTTCATTACCATTTTATAGTGCTCCTTGTAAGTATATTATTTCAAGTGTTAATATTATCACCGCCGCCACAACAGATACAGTTATTATAATTGTATTTTTGAGTCGACGTTTCTTTTCTGCTAATGCTTTTAAAGCTTGTTTTCTCCGAACTCTTTCACTAGCAATTTCTTTTTGTAGTCTTTCCCACTGTCCTGGAGAACCAAACAATAAAAACAATTCACGCATTTCATCACGAATACGTTTGGCTTCCTCTTTCCGAAAGTGAGCATCGATTGCTGTCTGCTCAGCTCCCGTCAATTTTCCAAGTATACCACCCTTATTTTCTGCTGCAAAGCTTAATTCAGCTTCTGCTTTTGCTAGTTTTGTTATGGGTGAAACTAATGTACTTAAATCTCTACCAGCTTTCACGGCTGAGGATATAGCCGAACTAGCAGTCTTTAATGCTGCAAAAGCTGTCAATGGATCAATCATCGTCGTCTAGCTCCTTCGTTTGGTTTTGACTTTTTGTTTACGACCACTTGCACTAATCGGATATCGTATTGATGTAGGCTTTGGTCCAACATTAGTCTTAGCTCTTTTTCTTTTAACAGCCGCAGCTTTCTGACCTGCAGACATTCTATTAGCTACTGCTTTTGGACGACAGACTGGATACTTTCTTTTTGACGACTTAGCTGATTTACGACCACACTTTTTACCAGTAGATATATCAACCCAATCTTCTTTAAACCAAGTCTTTAAACCTTTCTTAGCCATTCTTTTTCTCTATATTATATTTATCTGGCACTTTCCCATACCCAACAACTCTGTCCCATTCTCTTTGTGTGTAGTAGTTTTTTTTAATCATGCTATCTGTACTTAGTTACTTTTCGACGGTTGTTCATAACTTTACCACAACCACGAGCTATGCCACCATTCTTTAATTTAATAGCGCCTCCTCCAGCTGCCTTTGGTTTAGGTCCTCTAAAATCTTTTCTCTTTTTACCACCCGGTCCTTTTACTTTACCAGCACAGACCTTTGATGCATAGGCATTTGCATAAGCTGAAGGGTAGACTGCAAACTTACGTTTAGCAGCAGCTTTACCTCTAGGACATAGTTTTGGCATATCTGTACCCCCATCTGTTTTCTGATAAGTCCCACACTCTTTTTGTGGCTTGTGGAATCTTTACCATTAAGTTATTAAATTTAATTACGTTTCTTGTTACTTGCATACTTCCTCCTTTTCTTTTTCTTGCTCGGTGGTTTTGATACTTGTTGTCTTATATTACCACGATTTATAGCCATATTAAATACCTATAAGTATCTTTGCAATAACTGAAGTAGCACCAGACTGCATGACAACCGTGGCACACACAGCACCAATAACTAACCATTTAACTTGAAAGATAGATTTCTTAACACAACCCATATCTGTTTTTAACTCAGATACATCCTCACGTAACTGTTGTTCACGTTCTATATGTCGAGTTAATTCAAGTTTAATATCAGTTAGTTCTTTGTTAGACATACTACCAAATCCAACACCAAGCAACTAATGCTATAGCTGCTATAATATACCAGTGTCTATTGCATGTAGTACATTTAACTTTCTCTTTTATTTTTTCCCATATCATATTTATATCTAACATTTCCATCTCCTCCTTGCTTGACAGATTCTTTTATTAGGTGTCTTTCGACAGTTAATATTATGCATCTTGGCTTGACCCGCAGATCGTGCGCAAAATGACTTTCTTCTTTTCGCAGATTTACTACCCTTTGCGACTTTACCAGTAACAGCAGTTTTTAATTTAGAACCAGGATTAGCACGACGGTAAGCAGCTACACCTTTAGCCGACATACCTGCGCCTTGTTTAGTTGGTCTAAAGTTACCAGATTTAACACTGGACTTTATACCCATGCCTTTCTTTTTCTTACGAACAGCCATGTACTATCCTACAAAGAAAGTACCAGCTACACTAACTCCTGCATTCATAGTTACGTGTAAATTTGTTTCGTAACGAATACCCGCATCTTCAATATATTGGTCGGACGAACCACCAGCAATTAGTCTTTGTTTCATAATAATTGATCCAGCAGCACCACCATCTCTTAATACAATATCAGTTGCTGAGGCCATACCATTTACTAGGCTGTATCCTCTAAGTCTACCCGGAATTGAATCTATTGTAGATGTAGATGTTGCGAATATTGTTTTTATATTTGTTGCCATATTTAATTCCTTATAAATAAAAGGGGCCTGTTAAGACCCCCTTTACTAGTTAGATTATGCTCCCGCAGAACCGTAATAAGATCTCCAGTCACTGAAACCAAAGCTATATCTTTCTCTAGCTTTGAATCTTAAGTTACCAGTATCAAAGTCTGGTTCCATTTTTGTAGCTAATGGTGCTCTTACGAACATTTTAGCTCCGTTTGGAACATCGGTTTTAATGAAGTACGCATTGGTATCTGTAAACCTATGATTTACAAAGTAGCCTTTAGGAAGCATACTCATTGAACGTACTGCATTAACATCGTTCAAGTTTGTAGCTCCATTTGCTGCTGTGGTAGGATTCACACCAATCGAAGTTGACAGTGTACTTGCTAAGATTTTCTCAGCTGTAAACTGTAGATTCGGTGGAATGTGCAAAGATTCTGCACGTGTACCAGTTAAGATACCTCTGTCGTCTTGTGTATTTTGAATAGCAATCAAGGCAGTTTCTAGTGTTGTTTCAGAAAGATCTGAAGCAGCTAGTAAGTTGTCTTGAGTACCACCCACGACAGGGTGACTGTTAGAGAAGAATGCGACTCCGTCTCCACCAGCAAAGTTTGCGTTAAAACCATTGTTAAACACATTTGCGGCTTTTACTTGTTTAGTAGTAGCCATTGCTCTAGCAAGACCTCTTGCACGAATTTTTGCGAATGTATCATACAAGTTATCTTCCATTGCTTCCTCAGTTACTGCGAAAGCAAGAGCTACGGTTTCGTGTGAGTAACGGCTTGTGAACGATTCTGAAGCAGAATCATACTGTACCGCTGCACCTTCTGATTTAGTCGGTGCTTCACCAAAACCAGTGAAAAGAACTTCTTCTTCAAAAGCTCTATCCGAGTTTTCAATCTCAAACAAAGGAACGTGTTCGTCCTCTATTGAGCCATACTCCAATCCAAAGACTGCGTTTAATCCAGGAAGGAGCTGTTTAGCAATATTACCTCTATTTATAGCCATAATATATTCCCTCCTATGCTAAGTTGGCAATCGAGACCGTGGAACCAAGTCCGTAGTGATCTCTATGCTGGTTAATTTTAACTTCAATATTTGGGAATGCATCAGTTGCGGCTTCACCCGGTAACGTAGACCTTCTCAAAAGTCTTAAAGTCTTTGCTTGAACAGAGCCTGATCCGCCTTTTAAGCTAAATCCAGACATACCTGTGATTGTAGATCCAGCACCTAATGATACATCCATGTTCAAGTGAAGCTGAGTGTCTGCCACTGAAGCGCCTGCTTGAATTTCAAATGTAGCATTTGGATCATCAATGACTAGGGCTTTTGCTTCGCCTTGTCCGTGATGAACTTGTCCTGCTGGAAAGTAGTTATTAAAGGTTGGTTGCTTTGTATTTGGATCAGTCCAATTAGCACCCATAAAAACTCCTGCAACTATATCCGTTGCGGCTGAGACCTTATGCACCTTGCCACTAACAATCTTTACCAAGTCACCTTGGAAAATTGCAGTCGCATGAGCTGCTTTAACCCCATACTCATTCATACCACTGGTATTATAAGCACCGCCACGCATTCTAGAAGGTTGGAGTCCTCTAAAGTTTTTCGATGTTGCCATCTCTTCCTCCTTCAAAAGTAAGTGTTTAAGTTAAATTTTAACCGACACCCTTTATTTATCAAAGTGTGTAGGTCTACCTGTGGTAACTTTTGATCGACTATTGTTAGAGATTGGCATACGAGGATCGTTCTTGCTCATAAGCTGTCTGTTGATTGCATCAGTTTGGGATTGTGTGAAATCATTTACATGTTTCTTATACCCCTCTTGGTTTTCTATAGTGTTTGTTGCTAAAGCTACATCACCACGGATAACAAGCTTACCAAGACTACCAACAGATTGGTTTTGGAAACCAGCACTTAATTCAGGAACATCTTCAGGTCGGACAAAATCCCATCCTTCAAATTGTTTTTCCTGTACATTCTGATCATCATAAGTACCCTTTAAAGAAACTCTAACCCATCTAAGAGTAAGACCCTTTTCTGCAAATCGTTTAGTTACTTCTTCAGGTAGCTTTAACCAATTCTTTTTCTCATATACACCTCGTTGTCTTTGAGATGTAGTTTGTGTTGCACGAGTCACTTTTACGTCATTTGTTTTTGGTGTAGTCATAATCAATTATTACCTTTCATTATCCACGTTATATATTTACTGTAGTGTAATCATCACCGGCCTTCTCGACCTTGGCTTTTTCTCTAGCATACACATCAAGTGGTACATTCATTTTTTTAGCAAGTCGAACATCTTCTTTAGACAATCGAATCTTACCTTTAGATGATGCTGAAGAACGTGACTTTCCAGCAACCACTTGAGCAGGTTTGTTTGTTGGTTCTTCCTGCTGACCAAACTTGTGAGGCATTTCTTTTTTTAGCCTTTTACTTATCTCAGTATAAAACTCTTCAGTCTCTGGATCAAAGCCCTCTTTTAATAAATCTTCATTTATAATATGTGCGGCTTGTGTAGTAATCCTATCTTTATTATACCATTCACTGTTATCGGATATCCATTCTCTTGCTAACTTGTGTAGTTTTGGAGGTTGTTTAGGTTGCTCAGTTGGTTTAGATTCTTCTTCCTTTGCCTCAACTGTCTCAGTTTTCTTAGCTTGATCTTCTATGTAAAATCTCTTAGCTTCAACCATTCTAAGTTCTGTAGTTGCATCAGCAATTGCTTTCTGTGCCTCTAACAGTTTATCCTTATCACCTGAGTCATAAGCATTCTTATATCCTTCTTCAGCAAGTTTAAGCTTGTCTTTAGTTTGGTTCTCATAACTAACTAAACTAGCTTTTTCTGTTTCTTGTACTTTTTGTGTTGAGTTTTGAAGTTGTGATTGAAGATCAGCAATCTGTTGTTGCTGTGCTTCGAGTTGTTCTTCTCTCTCTTTACGTTGTTTAATTAGTTGTCTTATTCTTTTTTCAGCACCAGTAGTTTTTATTCCATCTAATTCTTCTGGATCTTTATCCTCCTCAGATGCTTCTTGAACCGATTCTTTTTCTTTAGTTTCTACTTTAGGTTGTTCGTCTTCAACAACTTCGTATTCTTTTTCTGGTTCTTCTTGTTGGGGTTTTGAAACGTCTATAGTTTGGTAGCCGTCGTCTTGTGTTGTATTTTCTTTATTCATGTTTTCTCCGCAGTTACGAGTTACGATTACGTCAGTAGGCTAATTATATAACATTACTTACTGATATCCAAATAGTTAGGATCAAGATCCGCTGGGTCTGGAATAACCATTAACACTTGGTCATCAAACAACAACAACATTCTAATACCTTTGTAAAAGAATTTATCACCTTGATACTTACCATAAACAACATAGTCACCAGGTTTACACCATGCTCGACCTTTAAACTTATCTCTATCAGCATAGGCAAGTTCGCCTACTTTTAAAACACGACCAATAGTTGTTAAGTATCTAGAATCATCTTTAAATTTATCAGGTAATAAAATACCACCTTTTGTTTTTTCTCTAATTGCAACTGGTCTAATTAAAACATGATAACCAGGAAGATTAGGTAATACCTTTGGATCAGGTGATTCTTTATGTGTAATCCAGTCATCGTTACCAGCTATGGCTGTTGCTACTCCTGCTGCTTTCATTCTTCGTCTTCTCCTTCATTGTATAAGTTTTTTTCTGCTAATTTAATTTCTTCAAGCGCAATCGTCAAGCCTTCAATTATACCAACTTGATATTTATAGTCTGCATAATTTTCAGATGATCCAGTTGAAATAGTATCAACTAAATTATTTTTTACCGTTGTAATTTTTTCTGTGAGATAGTTAGCTACGGCATCCATACTTCATGCCTTTCAAATAATTCTTTTTCAGATTCATACATAGCATCAAGATATTCTTGTTTTATCATTGCATCTTGAACACTGATAGGACCAGATGAGTCTCGTCCTCCAATAATTAATTTACCATGTTCGTATACTGAAGGTTCATCAAACTCTTCTCCCAGAGCATCTAACATAATTATTAAATCATTACATAAGGTTTCCATGTACCCAATTTTAATATTTGAATAATGGTTTAAAGTGTAATGATCATAGTAATCTTTAACTACATTTCTATTCCCGACTATTTTAGTAAGGAATGTTTCATAGTCCTCAGCTTGGCATTCACGTTCAAGTCTTAAATTGTCTTGCCAATTCCATTTATGACCTCTGGTGTTAGATTTTTTTCTAGCACGGTGGTGAAACAAACTATGCACAAATGTCATAGGATGTCTAAGGAATGCAAATGTTTGTTTAACTCTAACCTCTGGAGTATTGTGTGAATCATATATAGCATCTCCCACAGGCCTAGATTGTTTAACATAAGATAACAACATCTGTTTTACCCAACGACCACCAGTCTTGGGTACATGTATGAATACACTATTTTTAAGTTCTATTGCCATTTAAAAACAAAAAGTCTCCATCAGTTATCTCTGGCATGGTTAAAGCTATCTTTATTCCATGCTCAATATTTTCTACAAGTTTTAGTCCTTGGCCTCTGTGATTATAAAAACAAGTATAGCCTCTATCGAAACAAAATTTAAATGTAGTATCAACTGGGTATTTATTAAACTTATCATATATCTCAATCATCAAATGTGGTTGATGTTTCTCTATAGTTTTCTTTGCACCATTTAAAACATCAAGCTCAGTTCCCTCGGTATCTATCTTAATAAAACAAATGTTATCTGCATGTTTGTGTTGTTTATCAACTGTGGAAACTTCTACATCTATTGGAAAACCATCTACTAAATTTTGAAATGATGAGTTGGATAATCGATGACTGTCTACATAAAATTTATCTTTCCCAACTTTATTCGACATTGCGATATTATATGCACTAAAATTTAAATGATCATTTTTAATTTTACATAACTGTTCGTAGACTGGAGGTACAGCTTCATAAGCATAGACGTGTCCAGAATGTAGTGCAAAAAATTTACTGTACTGACCAACCGCAGCACCGATATCTAAGACAGTTCCCTCAGAATCAATATGGTCTTTGGTTTGCCCTAACATAAATTCTTTTACGTGAAGGTCATAATAATATGGGTTGAATACTCGTCGTTGTAAAACTTCTTTAGATAGTGTGTTTAATAAACTCATGGTTTCATAATTACTTGTAGT